TACAATCACTTGGGGATTCGCCAAGCAGGTAAGGCATCGGATTTTGATTCCGACATTCGGTGGTTCGAGTCCATCATCCCCAGCCAAACAATAAAATGAAAAAATTTAATATTGACAAAGTACGCGAATTTATCTATAATCAAAGCATTGAAACTAAAGTTTATTTAGGCGCGGACAGTGAGCGTGTAAATGTTAGTGGCAAATGGTTTGTGGACTACACTGTTGCAGTTGTAGTGCATATAGACGGCAAGCACGGTTGTAAAATATTTGGTTATGTAGAGCGCGAGCCTGACTGGGATCAAAAGAAAAATAAACCAGCACTGCGACTGATGAATGAAGTTTATAAGGTCGCTAATCTTTTCAACGAGTTAAGCGAAGTACTTCAGGATAGATATGTTGAGGTGCATCTTGATCTTAATCCAAGTGATCGTTACGCTAGCAGCCAAGTAATACAACAAGCAGTTGGATATATTCGCGGAACTTGCAATATAGACCCACACATTAAACCACAAGCATTTGCAGCAACTTACGCAGCCGACAGACTTAAATTTGTATTGAGTAATTAAAATGACACTATTTAAACAAAAAGACAGGTTTGATTTGGAACAAGAAATTATGGAGTGCTGGAACGTAACCAAAGACATTGATAACTTGTACCATGCACTAGAAAACTTAGACCAAGATCAGCAAATGAATTACCTTCTTGGCTTGCATCAAATCTACGAAGTCAAGTTTGAGAAGCTGTGGGCAACTTTTGAACAGTGCGTCCGTAACAAACGAATCTAGGTCGGCGTGACCCGAATGGTTAGGGCCCGGATTGCAAATCCGCTAGATGCAGGTTCAAGTCCTGTCGCCGATTCCACCTAGCCGGTTTAGCTCAGTGGTAGAGCAACCGCCTTGTAAGCGGTAGGTCGTCAGTTCAAATCCGACAACCGGCACCAAACGTACTCCTGGTCAGCACTGTGGGAAGCGCAGATAGACAATACTAGAACAAGGTTCGAATCCAAGCTAGGAGTATTTATGCAATATATAATGATGTTTCCGCCCAAACGCTTTATACACTGGTATATAGATGAACACGGGTTTTTAGAGTTAGAGTTAGTAGATTTATCATAATATGCGTGCGTCGTATAGCCTGGTTATTATCGCTGGTTGCCAACCAGTGGACAGGGGTTCGAATCCCCTCGCCCGCACCAAGCGTGGTTAGTTTAATGGCAAAACGGTAGGCTTCCAACCTTCAGTTAAGAGTTCGATTCTCTTACCCCGCACCACAACACACAAGGAAAATAAATGTTAAGTAAAACACTACACAATCTAGAGAGTGCTCTAGCTGGCGAAAGTATGGCGCATATCAAGTATCGCTACTTTGCCAAGATTGCCCGTGAAGAAGGCTATGATGATATTGCCGACCATTTTGAGCATACAGCCGATCAGGAAATTAAGCACGCCTGGGGTCACCTAGAGCTGCTCGTCGGACACCCTAGTACACGAGAGTGCTTGGAGAAAGCAATTCAGGGCGAGACTTATGAATATACAGAAATGTATCCTAAGTTTATGGAAGAAGCCATTACAGAAGGTGACGAGAACGCAGCACTAGAGGCCAAACTGCAGGCTAAAGAGTCTAAGATGCACGCTATGGAGTTCCAAGAACTGCTAGATAAGGCCGAGGCGCGATTTGCTGCCCTGGCTAAAGTAGAAAAGCGTCACGCTGAAGCTTACAAGAAGAAGTTGGAGGCACTATGAGTAACTGTGAATATGTATGCGTAGTGTGCGGACATATACATGACGAGGAACTGGAAGGCAGATGGGAAACTTTGCCAGATAACTTCGAGTGTCCTGAGTGCGGTGTAGGTAAAGAAGATTACGAAATCTACGAATTCGAATAACACCCGGTTAGCTCAGTGGTAGAGCAACGCCCTTACAAGGCGTGGGTCAGTGGTTCGACCCCACTACCGGGTACCAAATTATTAACTTGATTTGTATCCCCAAACTTGGTATAATATATACTGGTTTGGGGATTTTTTATTATGCAAACACCTTGTATAAAAATATGCAAACTTGACCCTAAGCTGCAGTACTGTATTGGGTGCAAGCGAACCCTAGAAGAAATTCAGCGTTGGGCATACATGACCCCACAAGAACAGGAAAAAATAATCAAAGAATTAGCGGGCCGGTAGCTCATGCTGGTTAGAGCAGCGGACTCATAATCCGTTGGTGGTGTGTTCGACTCACACCCGGCCTACCAAGGACAACTATGAATAACGAAGAACTCAGCAAAACTTTTGCAGAAACTAGCCAACTGTTTCAAGAATCAATTGACCGCATGGAGCTGGAGCAAGAGCAGTATTGGAACTCGCTAAGCAAAGAGCAGCAGCTAATGACTTTTTGCGCTGTTAGTCGTCGCATATTTAAAGGCGAAATTGAGGATCGTGGTACTTACCGATACGTTCTTTACGATGTATTTGGATTTGGACCTGAAAGCTATTTACCTGCACAGGTATCTGGTTACTTAGCAATACATAACTCCATTTTTGACTATATGGAAGCTGAGCAGCAAGCAAAAACTAGCGGAGATCAAACTTAGTAGTTAATTTTTTGTTGCAAAATTATTTTGTTGACAAACTCAACATAAACAAGTATAATATTAAATTCTAACCCCACAAAGGACACACAATGAAGATTTATTTTGGCAAAGCAGAAGCACACGATGTAGACCTATTCGGCGATGAAGGTATGTTTAGTATCGAGCGCAATGGTGAAACCTTGTGGTTTTATCAAGGCGTAGAGCATGGTACTAATCCAGGAGGTATGGATGAAGTCCGTATCTTTGATGGTTGCAATCGCAGCATTCCTATCAGTATTGACCAGATCCCCGAACTAGTAGAAGCACTTAACTATTGCTATAATAACTACAACACCATTAATACTGGCAACACTCTAGTAGAGCGCATTGAAAGTGACGAAGAAATTTTTGTCGCCGATGACGATGGCTACACCTTTGTACAAGATACCGAATAATGGCAAAAACTACTAGTAAGTCTAAACAAGGCTATTACAGCAATTATAAAGCAAATAGCCGCTGGAAAACAAATCGTGAGCGCAAGCTAAAGAAACTACTAAAGCTACAACCTAACAATCCGCAAATTGCTGAAGCTTTGAAAAATATTAGTTACAGGCGTAGAACGCCAGGCACTACAGGTCAGTGGTCAAAAACTAATATCCAAGTTGCTAAGCTGTTTAAGTTGATGACTGGTAAAGCAAGTCACGACTTGTTTAGTAGCAATGAAAAGGTACGCAGTGCCGCAGTATATCTGCGAGGCAACAGGCAGTATCCAAAAATCGAAGGTCGAGTAAGCTTTCAGCTTGGTGCTCGTGCCCACGATAAACACGGTAATCTTGTATGGGGTTGATTGAACTATATATTATATTTGCACTAACTACTAGCATTACTTGTTGTCTATTATTCTTTTTACCCATACTAGGCGAAGCAAAAAGTGAGGGTGTTGAAAACGAGTTTACAAAATACCCTATTATGAGTGCTGTAATCTACATTATTATTGGTTGTATTATGGCTCCAGTTTTAATCTTACCTATATTGTTTGAGTCTAAGGCCGAACAGTTTAGGCGCGGACTCCGTAACAGTATCTTTGCAAAAGATTAAAAATTTCACAGTTGACCCTAAGTCGCTAAACTTGTATAATAATATATTGACAACTCACGGAAACCACACAATGAAACTTATTGAATTTACCTACACAAAAAGTGATGGCTCACAAAGCGAACGCGCAGTTATTGAGCTGCAGCAGCCTTGCAAGTATGTAGAAGGCATTGATGTATCTCAGATGCCAGAGCAAGACTTTGCTGATTTTTGTCGTGAGTTTAGTTTGCTGAAAACCGCACAGCATGACGAAACCATGCGTTTGCTAGAGCAGTTTGATCTAAAGCACAACTACCGTAGGTTTATCCCTGAGCAGATGCAGTCGGTAAAAGCCGATTATGTCTAAACAACAGTTTAGAACTTGGGATAGTGCGGCATTAGCAGAAGCTGCCAAATTAGGACTACAACTAAAACAAAAAATAGAAGAAATCTGTATTGGAAATGGATCAGACCCATCCGATCTGCCGGACAGTTTGATACCAACAGATAAACTTTATTTACTTGCACTGGCATACAATGCCGCATACGATAAACTAATCGAATACGATCTAGTTAAAACTGGAAATATTAAACAAACTAAAAACACTCATTAAGGAAACAAATGGCTACAACTACTCAGTGGACTGACGAACTCAAGGCAAAAGTAATTGAAATGTATGAGGGCGCAGAACCTACTCCTGAAACCAGCACTGAAATTATCAAGGATATTGCAGAAGAAATTGAAATGAGTCCCAACGGGGTTCGCATGGTTCTTGTGCAAGCTGGTGTTTATGTTAAGAAAGACCCTAGCGCAAGCTCTAGTGGTGGCACTAAAGCCAAGACCACTGGTGAGGGAAGTAAGCGTGTTAGTAAAGAGTCTAGCATTGCTGAACTGCGTGCCGCAATCGAGGCCAAGGGCGCACCTGTTGATGAAGATATTTTGAGCAAGCTGACCGGCAAGGCTGCTGTGTATCTGCTCACAGTTATCAAGGCTTAATCCTAGGCGGCCCAGTGCCGCCTATTCTTTTTATGGACAACATTATGGATCAAGATATTGTAGACAGACTACGCATCCGTGCTAGTATAAGGCGACAAATTCCTGGTCGCAAAAGTGTCCAGGAAAATAAGCCTGACAGGATTGCAGACTTGTTAGATGAGGCTGCTGAAGAAATACAGGATTTGAGAAATCTTGTACAACAGATGATGGGGGATGAGAATGGGTAAGCGAAAGCGCAGTGATCTGGAAGACGAGTTGATGACAGATGCAAATATTGCTAGAGTTATTCGTCTACTAGAGCCAGTCGAGGAGGGCGCAAAGCCTATTACCAAAAAAGACGCTTGTCAGATTTTGGGCATGAGTTATAACACCACTCGTCTCGGTACCATCATTCAGCAGTACAAAGATAAACAAGCGCGCGATAAGAAGTTTCGTGCTGAAAAGCGTGGCAAACCTGTAAGCAGTGATGAACTGCAATTTATTATCGGCGAGTACCTAAGCGGCGAACCTATTGATGGTATCAGTAAAGGTATATATCGTAGTCCAGCGTTTGTAAAGCAAATTCTAGAAACTTATAGTGTACCTATTCGTGTGCCTGGACATAGCTACTTTGATCCGCAGTTAATTCCCGAAGGTGCAGTGCGCGACAGATTTAAGGTAGGCGAAGTAGTGTACAGTGCTAGATACGATACACTTGCACAAATTACTAGTGAAAAACTTGACCCTAAACACGGGTATATCTACAGTATGTGGTTGCGTGGCAATTGGCAACAAAGTGCCTATCAGCCTGCGTATGAGCTAGCAAGTTTGGAGCATTTGCGGGAGCTGGGAGTCAAGGTATGATGCAAGCAGTAATTAAATTTTTAAAACTTATTGGTGCAAGCAACTGCCCGCCTTGCAATCACAACTGTTATCAGGGTAGACGCTGCCCAGCAAGGATTAAGCATGAGTGATGGTGTACTACACTACGAAAAAATAATTTACCACAACGAGGATAAGTTTTATCAGCTTATGCTCACTGTGAGCGAATTCAGAGAAAAGTATTATATCAATATACGCAAATACTTTCAAAGCTATGAAGGTGACTTTGTACCAAGTAAAGAGGGCGTAAGCATGGAAGCCAGTATGGAAAACATCTATGCCCTCTTAGATGGATTATTTGATATAGTTTCAAAAGGCGAGGCCGAAGAAATCATTGGCCGATATGCTGAAAAAATTCACAGTTGATTTAGTGACCCTAAACCTGTATAATATATACTATGACTGAACTAGAACAATTCTTGAATAAAGCGGCCCGAGCATACTATGCCGGCCAGCCCATTATCACTGACGATCAATTCGACAGACTTGCCGAGAGCTGTGGCTACTCGGCTGTTGGCGCACGCGCAAGCGGCCCAACTGAGCGTCACTTATACCAAATGTATTCACTACAAAAGTATTATGAAGACGAGGGCAAGCGTCCACTAGAAGGTATTCAAGACTTGTGCATGACGGCCAAGCTAGACGGTGCGGCCGTTTCACTGCTGTATGTTGATGGTCAACTAGTGCGTGCACTAACTCGTGGTGACGGAGTAGAGGGTCAACTTATTACTGACAAGCTACTAGCGCATAAGGGACTAGTGCCTAACAATATTAACTTGCCAGGAATCTATCAAGTCACTGGTGAGATTGTAGCACCTAAGCATATTGAGAATGCTCGTAACTATGCAGCAGGTTCACTCAATCTTAAAGATGTAGATGAGTTCAAGACTCGTGCCCTTAGCTTCTTTGCCTACGGCATACAGCCTAGCCTAGAACTAAAGTATGACGATGACTTGCTACGACTAAGACGGCTTGGTTTCGGAACAATAAACGAGACCGAGCTAGATAAAATTTACCCTTGCGATGGCATTGTGTTTCGTGTAAATGATAATGCAATGTTTTTAGAAATGGGGTATACGGCTAAACACCCTCGCGGTGCATATGCCAAAAAAGAGCGCGCAGAGCACGTTGAAACTAAACTCATCGGTGTAGAGTGGCAAGTAGGTAAGTCGGGTAAAGTTACCCCTGTTGCTATACTAGAGCCAGTCATGATTGGTGATGCGCTAGTGTCACGAGCAACTCTCAACAATCCTGGATTTATTGAGAGCCTGGGCTTGCAGATCGGGGATACGGTAGCTGTAATTCGCAGCGGCGAAATTATCCCTTGTATCCTGCACAAAGTTGACGCGTAAATTTTATTTTGCTAATGGGCAAAGAAAATTTTAACTTGTCAGCGAGCAGTTAATACTGTATAATTATATCTTAAATTGATAAAGCAACTATGAGAATCACAATACCTACTGAATGTCCTTGCTGTAGCTACCCATTGGAACTGGTCAACGATCAGCTCTACTGCCGTAACACAGCTTGCGGTGCTCAGCTTAGTAAAAAGGTCGAGCATTTCTGCAAGACTCTTGGCATTAAGGGTATGGGTTCTCGCACAATTGAAAAACTTGGTCTAGCAGATATTACAGAACTGTATTATCTAGACCTAATGGAAGTGTCTATGGCACTAAGCAGCGAGCGCACAGCTACCAAACTGCTTGAAGAAATTGATAAAAGCCGCAGTGCCGATTTAGCCACTGTGCTCAGTTCATTTTCGATACCGCTAGTGGGTCAAACCGCAAGTAAGAAATTGTGTGAAGTAGTAGCATCTGTAGACGAGATCAGTTTTGAGACTTGCAAGCAGGCTGGATTGGGCGACAAAGTTACCGAAAACTTGCTCACCTGGCTAGAAACTGATTTCCAAGAGATGAGAGAGTTCTTGCCTTTCTCGTTTCGTAGTGAAAAGGCTAGTGTTGTACACAGTAACGGAAAAACTGTGTGCATCACTGGCAAATTAAATTCTTATAAAACTAAAGCCGAAGCACATAAAGCATTGGAGTCTATGGGTTTCAAACCTGTAGAGTCTGTAACAAAAACTACAGATTATTTAGTAGACGAAGAAGATAAAGGTAGCGCAAAACGCAAAAAAGCCGAGTCTCTCGGTATTACGATTATCACAAACTTAAAAACTTTCTTGAAAGAAAAAAATGACTGAAAAAGCTAAAAAGTGGTCCGATTCCGCTGTTGACACATTGATGGGTGTTATTGGTTCTCAGCGTCCTGTTAGCGCTGAAACTGTTGAACGTGCTGCAGAAGCACTTGGTGCAGAGTTTACTGCCCGTAGCGTTGCCAGCAAGCTGCGTCAACTTGAAGTTGAAGTTGCTAGCATGGCTAAGGAAAAGACTAGTGCCTTCACCGATGACGAAGGTGCTGACCTTGCTGAGTTTGTAATCAGCAATAGCGGCAATCTCACATACAAGCAGATTGCCGAACAATTTGCCGGTGGTAAGTTTACTGCCAAGCAAATTCAAGGTAAGTTGCTTGCCCTCGAACTGACTGGCAGTGTTAAGCCTGCTGAAAAGGTTGAAGTGGCTCGCACTTATACCGATGCAGAAGAAGCCAAGTTCATTCAGATGGCTGAAGCTGGTAGCTTTATCGAAGATATTGCTACTGCTCTTAACAAGACTGTTGCCAGCGTCCGCGGTAAGGCTCTGAGCCTGACTCGTAAGGGTCAAATCGCTAAGATTCCTGCACAGCGTGTTAGTCATGCCAAGGAGCAAATTGATCCTGTTACCGCCTTGGGCGATAAGATTCACGGCATGACCGTGGCAGAGATCGCAGCTGCTGTTGACAAGACTGAGCGTGGTCTTCGCACTCTGCTAACTCGTCGTGGCATCAAGGTTGCCGATTACGATGGGGCCGCTAAGAAGGCTAAGGCAGAAGCAAAGGCTGCCGCCTAATCTAGCAGGTACAATACCTAAAGGTCGGGAGTTGACTAAAAGGCTCCCGACCTTTTTTCTTTGCGGAGTCGAAGTATGAAAGTTACAATTACATACCACGACAACGAATCTTTTACCGTAGAAGAAGTTGTCAAACAAGCTGTTCACAACTACGGTAAAGCTGTTAATGTAGAGATAATGCCTGAAAGTACCATGGCGTATGATCACATATATTTTGGATTACAGCAGCTTATTACACATGAACAGCTTAGCATACTCTTTGAGCAGGGTGGTACATATCAGCAAGATATTAAAAAGCTCAGAGACCAAATACTATATAAAGTTACTGAAATCATAGACCAAGTTATTATTGACAATGAATCGAAAGTAGGGTAATCTTGGATACTTCAGCAGTAGTCTTAAACAAATTATTAACAGAGCGAAATCTAGAAATCTGGGCCAAGCTCAAGTTAGTATTCCTGGACGCTGCGTACTCTTCCCTTTATGGTGCCATTAACAAGTATTATGAAAAATACAATGGTATTCCATCATTTGATGATCTAGAATTGACCTTGAGGGAGGGACCGGCGTCAAAAACGTTAGCAACTCTCCGCTTAACCGAGGTTCCTGATGTTTCAGCAGAAGTCGCACTAGACGCACTAATAGATCAATATACACAAAACGAAACAGTAAAACTACTAGACAAATTTGTAGACAAGCTACCACTTTACGACAGTAACGAAATAAAAGATAACTTAGCAAATATTGCCTTAACTATTGAAGAAAAGACTCATACCAGTGAAAAAGTTTTCACTATGGCTGATATAATGATGTTTCAGCATCCTGATGAGTTGGAGAAAGAACGTGTTTATCTGGGTCTCAATAATACTTTTGACGCTGTGTTGGGTGGCGTGGCTCGGCAAGAGCTCGTACTCATTGGGGGTCGGAGAGGATCTGGTAAATCTATTACTAGTAGCAATATTTTTGTTAATCAATATGAGTGCGGTAACAGCAGTATTTATTTTAGTATTGAAATGACTGCTATAGAGGTAATGCACCGCAATCTATCCATATTGGCTAATGTTAATCTTCAAAATTTAAAGCAGAATAAATTAACAGATGATGAAGTACTAAAAGTTGTAAAAGCCCGAGCAGGTATGTTCAATGAAGCAGACCAAACAGTGAATAATTTTTTACGACACAGAGACAGATACCGATTTGAAGAAGAATTAGTACGAAATCACACACTAAAAACAGATAATCAAATGATTATTGTAGACGACCGAGACCTTAGTTTGAGCAGTATCGACTTGCACATTGGCAAAGCCAAGGCAAAGTTTGGAGATAAGCTAAAAGTAGTGGTAGTAGACTACATTAATCAAATTGTGCTAGAAGGGCAAGATCAATATGATTGGAAACCGCAAATTGAGGTATCCAAAAAGCTTAAGAACCTTGCACGCAAGTACGAAGTGGTTATGGTTTCGCCGTATCAAATTGATGCAACAGGTGAAGCCCGCTTTGCGAAGGGTATTCTTGATGCAGCCGACATTGCTCTTACAATGGAAGCCCATGACAAAGAGACAAATGCTGTTAGCTTTGAAACCACTAAAATTCGTGGAGGCAAAGAAATGGCATTTACCTGCCCTATCGACTGGGATACCTTACGGATTAGTCCGCAATCCGTGGACAGACCTGCAGCTAAGGAACCAGTTAAAAAGGTTGGCAAAAAGAAAGAGCAACCTGACCTAAAACAAGATGATAGTGGTGCTGATTTACCACCATGGTGATATAAATGAGTGATCCAGTACTAGAACTGATAAATAAAAACGGCCTGGGCTTTACTGTCTCGGGCCGCGACTACTTGATCAAATGCTTAAACCCCGAACACGAGGACAGCAATCCCAGCTTTCGTGTAGATAGAGTGTCCGGTGTTGCACACTGCTTTAGTTGTGGTTTTAAAACCAATATATTCAAGTTTTTTGGTGTATTCACCAATCCAGTACCAATTAGAATAGCTGCACTAAAAGAAAAGTTAGCAGAACTAAAAACTAGTGGTACAGGGCTGGATTTGCCTAGTGGACATACCCCGTACACAAAGCAGTTTCGTGGTATTAGCCCACAAACCTTACGACACTTTGGTGCATTCTACACAAATCAAGTAGAAAAGTTACAAGATAGAATAGTATTTCCTATTAAAGATATTACTGGTAAGATTGCAGTATTTGTAGCCAGGCATACTTTGAGTAATGGCAATCCTAGATATGTAAACTACCCAAGCGGTGTACGAATTCCGGTATTTCCTAGCCATCTTCCTAGCGGATATAAGTCTATGGTACTAGTGGAAGGCATATTCGATATGCTAAACCTATATGACAATGGACTAGAAAATGTAGTGGCTGTGTTTGGTACAAATACACTGCAAAATGAAACAAAAGCTAAGCTGCTGCCATTTAAGGCACAAGGCATTACACACATCTATATACTGTTTGATGGTGACGAAGCCGGCAGAAAAGCAGCACAACAAGTAAAGCCCCTGATAGAGCAAGAGGGCTTCATAGTAGAAATTATAACTCTGCCTGATGGCACAGACCCCGGTGAATTAGACAAAGAAGATATACGCAGCATTGCAGAGTATATCAATAAGTAGTCTTGAATATTTAGCCAAGATACGCTATAATAAAGTATCGCACAAGGAACTAAACACATGAAAATCGCAGTTATTGACAAAGCACCTAATCGCACCAGGTATAGTGAGTATTTTCAATTTGAATTTGATCACTATCACATGAGCAGCAAACCAATTACCAAACTACTCAAAAAAGATGTAGACTTGGAAGTTGATCTAGAGCCTTATAACTATGTTATCTTGGTAGGTGCTGAAGCGGCTAAAGAGTACGCTAAAATTACCTCAGTAACGAATTACGCAGGACAACTAGTAAATGATAAATTTATTCCTATCAGTAACCCTGCTATGCTGGCTTTTAAGCCGGAGGGCAAGCCCGACTTCCAACGAGCAGTTGACAAAATCCACAAGTACATCGAAGGGACTTTGCGACCAACTGCTGAAGGAGACTATCGCGGGATTAATGACACAGCGGAGGCTGTAGCTTTCTTCCAGGAAGTGCTTGACAATGCCCAAGGATACGTAGCACTCGACACAGAAACTACCGCACTTTATCCTCGGGATGGTTATGTGCTCGGACTCTCCATGAGTTATAAGTCTAAGCATGGTCGATACATTCTTACTGACTGCCTGGACGAGCAGTGTATGGAGCTGCTAAATCAAATTGTTGAGCAATTCAGCATAGTGTTTCATAACATGAAGTTTGACTACAAGATGATTAAGTATCATCTTGGATTAGATTTTGATCGCAGCCGTGTACATGACACTATGGTTATGCATTATGTGCTAGACGAGGCAGATACGCACGGCCTAAAGCAGTTGGCGCTCAAGTATACTGATTATGGCGACTATGATAGTGAGCTTGATGATTTCAAGAAAGAATACTGTGCTAAAAACGGGGTTCTGCAGGACGATTTTACCTATGACCTTATCCCGTTTGATGTTATTAGCCGTTACGCTGCAATTGACACAGCCGTTACATACGACCTTTTCCAGAAATTCTGGCCTATTGTTCAGAAAAACGATAAACTGCTCCATGTGTATAAGGAAATTCTGATTCCTGGTACTCTATTCCTTATGGACATGGAAGAAGTTGGTATTCCTATTAGTCGTGAGCGAATGGAAGCTGCAAACATCTACCTTGACGACGAAATTCAAAAGGCTAAAGAGGCAATTTATGCCTTTGACGAAGTAAAGCGATTTGAGCAAGACACTGGTAAGATCTTTAATCCTAATAGTGTAATGCAGCTACGCGTAGTTTTATTTGATTATTTGGGGCTGGAGCCAACTGGTAAGAAAACGGCTACTGGCGCTATTTCAACAGACGCAGAAGTATTGGAGCAGCTTAGTGAACAACATCCACTGCCCAAAGCAATTCTGAAAGTGAGGCAGCTTGGTAAGATTCAGAATACCTACATTCAAAAGATTTTGCCAGAGCTTGATCGAGATGGCAGAATTCGTACCAATTTTAATCTTACTTTTACCACTAGTGGCCGTCTGTCTAGTTCTGGTAAGTTTAACGCTCAGCAAATTCCTCGGGACGATCCTATTATCAAAGGTTGTATCCAGGCTCCGCAGGGCTACAAGATCATATCACAAGACTTGACAACTGCAGAAATGTACTATGCAGCTGTGTTGAGTGGTGATAAGAATTTGCAAAAGGTGTTTAGTAGCGGCGGCGATTTTCACTCTACAATTGCTAAAATGGTGTTCAATCTTCCTTGCGAAGTGGAAGATGTTAAAAAGCAGTTTGGTGCTATGCGTCAATCGGCTAAAGCTATTTCATTTGGTATTTTGTATGGTAGCGGTGCTAACAAAGTATCGCAAACTGTTACTAAAGCCACCGGCGAACCTTACCCAGTTGAACAGGCTCAAAGTGATATTAAACAGTATTTTAGCCGCTTCAATAAACTAAAGCAATGGTTAGATACTCGTAAAGCCTTTATTGAACAAAATGGATATACTTACTCGTTTTTTGGCAGAAAGCGACGCCTGCCTAATGTATTCTCCAGCGACAAAGGAATCGCCGCCCACGAAGTACGAAGTGGTATTAATAGCGAAATCCAGTCATTGGCAAGCGACATTAACCTACTCGGAGCTATTGGTACTGCTAAGGAAATTAGCAATAGAAAGCTTGATGCAAAAATCTTCATGCTAGTACACGACTCAATTGTGGCATTGGTTAGGGAAGATCATGTAGCAGAGTATTGCGAGATACTGAAACAAAATACTCAAAAAGACTGGGGTTGTAGTATTCATGACAGTCCAATCGGAGTGGATCAAGATATAGGAGATGACTACAGCTTTGGAAAATTCATTGAAACCTATACTATTACAGGAAATAAACTTTCCCGTATTTAGATTAGGCGAAAAGAAACCAACTATTGAGGCTGGAGTAGCTTTCTATATAGCGGAGTACAGCGACAAAGATAGCGCAAAATACTCTAGCAACTACAGAATAGTTGACGATAAAAACATTGACAAGCCAACCATAGGATTACGGCGACTTGCATTAGCAAATAAAGTTTCGCTGTTTCCTATCGGTTCGGCTATTTATTTTTTAGCAGATTTAATAAAATTGGCAAAAAGTACTACCTGGTTTGTGGATAACACCGGCCAGGTTTTTCAACATAAAAAATCCAGGCGCGCCAAGCTGACAACAAAAAGGATAAAACAAGTTTTACCTGCGACTACCCTAGGGTGTGTAATAGAAGTTGAAGGTCTATCACAGCGATTCAAGTCTATGCAAATACCACAAACATATCAAAAGTATGCCGGCTTACTAGAAGTAGCTGGTGGCCACATATTCTACGGATTTTACGAAATGCAGATAAAAGATACCTGGAGATTAGTATAATGCCTAAAGCGATAATATCTAACAGAATCTACATGGATGATCCAGGTAGAGATCACACTAAACACGTAATGCGAACACTTACTTATAAAATCCATAAGGATACAGGAAGTAAAAAATTCGTAAGTGTAGAAACTATTAAAAACTATAAATCACTAGTAAATGGTATTATTAGTGTGCCGCAGGGTAGACTAGACTTAGTGCCAAGCGACTATGAAATAGTAGACAAGCGTGTAGTAAATTCTGTACCATTTCCTACTCCAAAATTTGAGTTGCGTGAAGATCAGCAACTTATATACGATCAAATAACAGATACTTGCTTTATTAATGCGCTAGTAGGCTGGGGTAAAACTTTTACGGCTCTGCACACTGCTAGAAAACTGGGGCAGAAAACCTTAGTAATTACGCATACTACAGCATTACGCGATCAGTGGGTAGAAGAAGTAGAAACGCTATTTGGAATATCACCAGGAATTATTGGTAGTGGCAAGTTTGATATTGAAGATCACGCTATAGTGGTTGGAAATATACAAACAATAGTTAAAAACTTAGACAGCTTATGTAAAGAATTCGGCACAGTAATACTAGATGAAGCACACCATTGTCCTGCAACTACTTTTGCTGGTACAATTGATGCTTTCCACGCTAGATATAGGATTGCTTTGAGTGGTACAATGACTCGCAAAGACGGCAAGCATATACTGTTTCAAGACTACTTTGGTCATACAGTATACAAACCACCACAAGCTAATACTATAAATCCTGTAGTACATATAGTAAAAAGTGGGCTTACGCTAAAGCCTGGCGCAACTTGGGTTGAAAAAATAAATGATTTAACCCAAAATGACAATTATAGAAAGTTTATTGCTGGTCTGGCTAATATGCATATTAGTGGAGGCCATAGTGTTCTCATTGTAGCTGATAGAGTAGAATTCTTAGAAAAGGTAAAAGAATATGTTGGGGAAACGTGTTTGTTGGTTACTGGCGAAACAGACTTTGAAGCAAGACAACAAGCCAAAGAACAAATACTTAACAGAGAAAAGATGTGCATTGCTGGTTCCCGCCAAATATTCGCAGAAGGAATCTCAATCAATATCTTAAGCTGCGTAATACTAGCAGTACCAATGAGCAATGATAGCTTACTAGAACAAATTGTAGGCAGAATTATGCGTCCACATGAAGGCAAACAAAACCCTATAGTTGTAGATATACAGTTTGCTGGCTGGGCTGATAAAAAGCAGAATACTGATAGGTTGGGTCTTTACCTGCGAAAAGGCTGGGAAGTTGTAACGGTTTAAAAAATTCAACTTGTAACCACGTAGCCGTTGTGCTATAATATACTTTAAGTTACAGATTATGGCACTTTTCTTTAACCTACAAACTCTTGAGACTAAAACACGGAACGATCCTAAAAAATTAGTCGAGACTTTGCGATTGCATTATATAGGTAAAACAGCACCAAAAAACGCTAGAGATTTAGTGAAACCACTTAGTAACCTTGTTGGAACTAGTTTCTTACTTAATGCAAAAGCAATATTTGAAGATAAAACTACAGACATAGTATATAAGGCACAGTATATAAGACTGGCCGGTCGTAGAGATTATTTACTATATAAATTATACGGATATACACACTTAGATTTATCTTATTTTTTGGATATAAATGTTAACACAATACAACATAATCCGCTATTAACGATAACCGAAAACAAAATTTATTTTAAATACGAGGAAAAAATAAAAAATGGCACTTAGTTTTAAACAAACCAAAGGCAAAGCAATCAAAAATACAGTTGAAGCATACGAATACAAAGATGGCGAAAACACAGTTCGTTTGATTGGCGGAGTCCTTCCACGATATATTTACTGGCTTAAGGGTACTAATAACAAGGATATTCCTGTAGAGTGCCTGGCCTTTAGTCGTGAAAAAGAAAAATTTGATAATCTAGAAAAAGACCATGTTCAGGACTTTTTCCCAGATGCAAAGTGCAGCTGGAGCTACAGCGTTAACTGTATTGATCCTAAGGATGGCAAGGTAAAGGCATTAAATCTCAAAAAGAAGCTGTTTGAACAAATTCTTACAGCTGCAGAAGATTTGGGCGATCCTACTGACTATGACAGTGGTTGGGATGTAGTATTTAAGCGTACCAAGACTGGTCCGCTGCCTTTCAACGTAGAGTATACACTACAAGTTCTGCGTTGCAAGCCACGTTCATTAACTCCTGAAGAAAGGGAATTGGCAGACAAAGCTCAGAATATTGATGAGAAGTTTCCACGTCCAACATCAGAGGAGGTTTTAGCGCTTTTAACTAAGATTACTACTAATACAGAAGAAGAAGCTACTGACGAGTCAGAGCAAGAAGCTGTAAAAGAATTAGGCTAAAATCATAAAAGCCCGCTAAGTCTAAACATTAGCGGGCTTTTTTGTCTCGTAAAAGGAAAGCATGAAAGTTTTATTTACAGCAGATATACATATAAAACTGGGTCAGAAGAATGTACCAGTGGACTGGGCTAAAAATCGCTACGATTTACTGTGGAAAGAGTTTCAGCGCTGTCAAGAACAAGCAGAAGTATTTATCATAGGTGGTGATGTATTCGATAAACTGCCTAATATGGAGGAACTAGAAGTATACTTTGATTTAATTAATCACTGTACAATTCCTACTATAATTTATAGTGGCAATCATGAAGCTATCAAGAAAAATACGACATTCATGTCTAATCTTGCTAAAGCCACTAATAAGATGAATAAAAATGTAATAGTTATTGATGACTATTACAGCGATTACGGAATTGAATTTGTTCCGTATAACAAGCTAAAAGATTTTGAGCATAACAATCCTTGGGACGGTGGACAGGTTTTATGTACCCATGTTCGTGGAGAAATTCCTCCACACGTTCAGCCTGAAGTAAACTTAGATATTTTTAAGGATTGGGACGTTGTGTTAGCTGGAGATTTGCACAGCTATGAAAATTGTCAAAAAAATATACTGTATCCAGGTAGTCCAGTAACTACAAGCTTTCATAGAGATGTAGTAAATACAGGTGTAATTTTATTAAATACAGAAACTCTAGAACATAGCTGGATTAAGTTAGAAGTTCCTCAGCTTATACGCAAGACAGTTGGTGTAAGTGACCCTAAACTGCCAACACCATATCACCATACAATCTATCAAGTTGAGGGTGATATGCAGGAGTTGGGTGAACTAGAAGATAGCGAGCTAATTGATCGTAAAGTGCTAAAGCGTGAAACAGATACAGCACTGCTGCTAGACAAGGACATGACACTAAATGAGGAAGTTAGTGAGTACTTGCGGTATATTTTACAGTTACCGGAATCAACAATCGAACTAGCACTACAGGAATTACAAAACTATGCAGACAAAATCGAACAAGTATAGTACTGCACAGGTATGGTCACAGAGCAACTGCCCAGCCTGTGAACAAGCAAAGCGATTACTAGAAAAACACGGTATACCTTACGCTGTTTGCGAAATTGGTTTAAATACCGGATATACTAAAAAGGATCTAATCGACATGGTTCCTAATGCTCGCAGCGTACCGCAAGTATTTTTAAATGGATTTCATGTCGGTGGTTTATTGGAGCTAAAGCAATTACTAAATGATAACTATTAAAGAACTCAGATGGAGCAATGCTTTTAGCTATGGGCAAGACAACAAGGTAAACTTTGTAAATGCTCCACTTACTCAACTAGTGGGTAAAAACGGTCATGGCAAAAGCAGTATTGCCCTTATACTAGAAGAAGTACTGTTTAATAAAAACAGCAAGGGCATTAAAAAAGCGGATATTCTTAATCGCTATATAAAAGACAAGAACTATCAAATTGAGCTGGATTTGGAAAAAGACGGCATAGAGTATACAATCAAAAGCAGTCGAGGTACTCAGCAAACAGTTAAACTGCTTAAAAATGGTCAAGACATTAGTGGACATACTGCTACCACAACCTATAAAATGATTGAAGATATTATAGGCATTGACCACAAAGGATTCTCACAGATTGTATATCAAAGCAATGCAGGCAGTTTGGAGTTTTTAACTGCTGCAGATACTGCTCGTAAAAAGTTTTTGATTGAGATTTTAAATCTTACCAAGTATACTAGAGCAGCCGAAGTATTTAAAGAAGTAGCTAATGACTTAAGCAAGGATATTACCGGAGTTCAGGGTCAAGTAAATACTGTAAAAGCTTGGTTAGATAAGTATGAAAAAGTAGACTTAACACCCAAGCCACTACTAGCAGTGCCTGAACTAGACCAAGAGCTACTTCAACAAGTCGCTGAGCTAGAGACTAGCTTAAAGGGTATAGATACTACTAATAAAAAGATTAGTCAAAATAATACCTATAAGCAGCTGCAGTCAAAAATTCAACTAGTGCCAATACCGGATGAGCCAACAGAGTCTGTGGATCCTGTAAAGACTGAAAAGGTACGGTTAGATAAAACCGTGCAAGATGCCCAAGCTTTTATCAAAAAGATGAAACAGCTGGACGGTACTTGCCCTACTTGTTTGTCACAAATAGATGACATCAAAGTAGCTAGCATGATTAGTGAAAAGACTACAGAATTAGAGCTAGCCGAAGCTAGAATAGAGGAACTAACCAAAATCATTAGTGAGCTGCAAGCTGCTAAAAAGTTGTGGGAAGAATCTCAAAAATCCCAAGAATCCTGGGAAAAATATCATCAGCTAATTGATCTAACACTACCGGGCGAGCCGCTAGATCGTGAAACTCTGCAAGCGCAAATCAGCGAACTACAGCAAAGTATTCAGCAAACTAAGCAGCAGATACAGGAAGCCGAAAAGCATAATAGTAGTGCTAACACTCATAATGCTAAAGTAGACACTATTAGCAAGCAGTTAGTGGAGATGACAGAGGAATTAGAAACTTACAGCGAATCGCTACACAAATTAAGCGAACGCATGAGTATTCTAAATGTGTTGACTAAAACATTTAGCACTACTGGTTTGGTGGCCTATAAAATAGAGTGTTTAGTCAAAGATCTAGAAGAAATTACTAACAAGTATTTAGTAGATTTGAGTGATGGCAGATTTCAAATTAGTTTCAAAGTCAATAGCAGTGATAAGCTAAATGTAGTAATTACTGATAATGGCAAAGATATTGAGATGGCAGCACTCAGTGGCGGTGAAAAGGCCAGAGTAAATGTGGCTACACTGTTGGCAATTCGTAAGTTAATGCAAACACTTAGCAGTAGCAGAATTAACTTATTAATACTAGATGAAACCGTCGAAGCACTGGATGTAGACGGCAAAGAAAAGCTAGTAGAAGTGTTACTCAAAGAAGAACATCTAAATACCTTTTTAGTTTCACACGGTTTTACACACCCATTACTAGAAAAGGTAAATGTTGTAAAACGTGGAAATATATCTAGTATAGAGGCATAACATGATTAAAATAGAAAAACTAAAAGATGGTGCTAAAGCCACCTATACTCGTGATGGTGTTAAAAAGCCAGTCTTTTTGCATCAACTAATTACCAGACAAGACCTGGAAACTCTAGAAGTTACTCAAGGTACCGTGGTATATAGTGTAGATGAGTTAGAGATTAAGGAACAAAGTGCTCCTGTAATGACTGCACCAGCAGAAATACCAGCAGAAGCACCAGTAAAGAAGCTATCAGCTAAAGAAATTGCTGCACAAGCAAAAATAGCAGCTAAAAAGCAAGCTCAGGAAACTGGCGAGTAATGGTAGACAGTAGAGCAAAAGGTGCTCGTACAGAAACTATAGCCCGCGATATGTTGCGAAAGCATACTAAGCTGAATTGGGAGAGGGTGCCTGGTAGTGGTGCCCTTGACCCTAAACATCAGCTTAAAGGCGATTTGTACGTACCTGGAATGACTAACTTATTCTGTGTAGAAGTAAAGGGCTATGCAGAGGATCATCTTACCAGTCAAATATTAACTAGCAAAACACCGCAGCTAATACAGTTTTGGCAACAAACCTATCGCCAAAGCTGTCAAGTAAATAAACATCCACTACTAATATTCAAGTTTGATAGATCCAAGCTGTTTGTGGCGTTTGAGGACTTGCCTAGTCAACAGTACAGATTTATGTGCATAAGTTGTGATGGACATGAGTTTTTTGTGTCACTGCTAGAAGATTGGCTAGAGCACGAGAAAACACAATTTGTGTCTTGATTTTCTTAACTACTTGTAGTATAATAAAAGATTAAATAATGGCAATAACATTTCACACAATGCAACAAACAACAAATACACTACTAGTAGTTGATGCACTTAACCTAGCTTTCCGCTATAAACATAGTGGCGCTACAGATTTTGCAGACGACTACTTGCGTACTGTGCAAAGTCTTAAAAAATCATACAAAGCCAATAAGGTAATTATTGCTTGCGATCAGGGCAGTAGTCAGTATCGCAAAGAGCTATATAGTGACTACAAACAAAATCGTAAAGATAGATTTGAGCAGCAAACAGAAGCAGAAAAAGCGCAGTTTGAACTGTTCTTCGAAGATTTCACAAAAACACTAGAACATATTCAACAAAGCACGGACTATCCAGTTATCAAATTTCAAGGTGTTGAGGCTGATGATATTGCAGCGTATATAGTTAGCCGCAAACATAGTCTAAGCACTGAAAATATCTGGTTAGTGAGTAGTGATAAAGATTGGGATTTACTAGTTCAAGACAATGTAAGCAGATTTAGCTATGTTACACGTAAAGAAACCACTGTGGAAAACTGGTCTACACAATATGACTTTAATCCTGAGGACTACATTAGTATTAAGTGTCTTACAGGCGATAGTGGTGACAATGTACCTGGTGTGCCTGGTATCGGGCCTAAGCGTGCTCAGCAGCTTGTTGCTGAATATGGTAGTACTTACGACATTATTGCTAGCATTCCTATTAGTAGTCGATACAAATATGTTCAGGCGCTCAACGAATCCAAAGAACAGCTCTTGCTCAACTACAAACTAATGGACTTGGTAACCCACTGCCACGAAGCACTGGGTATCGAGAATTGTAAACAAATAGACGAAATTTTAGAACTTTATGTTAATAACTGATTCAGGTAACTATACTATTACTACTTCAAATTTAAATCAAATTACATTTGGTCCATGTATTAGCTGCTTGGTTAGCCCTGGTGCTAAACTGCCACAACGAGCACACGCTACAGATGCTGGCGCAGACCTATTTGCATGGTTTGAAGATGGTACCCAGGAATACGAACTTTTTCCTGGCGAGCAAAAACTTGTTGATACTGGTATAGCGGTCAAAATTCCACTAGGCTTTGCCGGGTTTGTATACAACAGGTCTAGTCAAGGTAAAAAGGGAATCACAATCCCTCATAGCGTAGGCATTATTGACAGTGACTATCGCGGAACAATCAAAGTGATTTTGAAAAATTTAGGCGAAGATCCCTATAAAATTAGGCAAGGCGACAGAATTGCTCAGCTAGTAATTCAAAAGATCGAATTAGCAAGTTTTCAAGATATTTGGAACGATACACAACGAGGTACTGGCGGTTTCGGCAGTACCGGAACATAAGTAAAGGATTATATGGCAGTTTCTACACGAGCACAAGTCATCACACGTCGAACATACAACAGACCAGTTTCAGACGACGGTAAACAATTTGAAACCTGGCAAGAAACTGTTGCCCGAGTAATTGATCATCAGCAGTGGTTATGGGAACGAGCAGTTGGTCGTGATTTAAATGATAAAGAGTATGCAGAACTCTACGACTTAGAGCAACTAATGTTGGATCGTAAGGTCTCTATGAGTGGTCGTACACTGTGGCTGGGCGGTACCAACGTAGCAAAGAATCGGGAAGCTTCGCAATTTAACTGTAGTTTTACCGAAGTAGAAACAGTATACGATGTGGTAGATGTACTATGGTTGTTACTGCAGGGTTGCGGCGTAGGATTTAAGCCAGTAGTAGGCACACTAAATGGTTTTTCAAAACCTATAAAGAGCATCAAAGTAGTTCGCAGCACACGCACCGAAAAGGGAGGCAATGAAGAAAATGTGGAATATTGGGAGCCGGATACCAAGACTTGGACAATCCAGGTCGGAGATAGTGCAGAGGCTTGGGCAAAGTCTGTGGGCAAGTTGCTTGCGGGTAAGTACCCTGCTGATACTTTGGTACTTGATTTTTCACAACTACGACCCGCTGGGGAAAGGCTAAAGGGATATGGCTGGATTTCAAGCGGAGACGAAGCCATTAGTGTGGCTTATACTGCTATTGCCAACATTCTTAATGGCAGGGCTGATAGTCTACTCACACGAATGGACATTCTGGATATTGTTAATCATCTG